CTAACGAAGCCAGAGGGTCTCTAGGGTTCGATGCGGTAGAAGGATATGACGATTTAAGGGTTCCTGCAAATATAGCAGGAAGTGCAGTAAACCCAGATGAAGGCGGTAGACCAGAAGAAGGAGAAGATAATGGCTAGATTACGAGTAAGAAATCAGATCTTGCAAGAAGTAGGTATGTTTATGCTTGAGAAAGGAAAAGTTCTTGAAAAGCATGATTACGACAGTTGCGGAAATGAGGTTCCTATTCGTTCCGGTATGGCACTTAACCATTTTGGTAGTTGGTCCAGACTGTTACAGACACTAGAGGGAAGCCTTCCTGGTATATGGGCAGAGATTAAAAAGGCAGAGAATCCTCCACCGCCTCCACCCAAGCCTAAGCCTGCTCCTAAAGCAGCGTCTAAGCCTAAGCCTGCTCCAGAAGTAATGAGCAAAGACGAGAACTAATATGGAAAAAATTTTTAATCTTACCTCCACTTTTAAATCAATGCCTTCCGAGGATGGCAGTGTAATGATTCGTGGAATGGCAAGCACCTCTGATTTTGATCGTGCTGGAGACTCAATCTCCGGAGAAGCATGGGCAAAGGGAGGCTTAAAGAACTTTGAGAAGAATCCTATTATTCTTTTTAATCATGATTACGACCGTCCTATCGGTCGAGCTACAGGCCTAAAAGTAACAGAAAATGGTCTGGAGTTAGAAGCAAAAATTAGCAAGTCTGCACCTGCTAATGTTTGCGAGTTAGTTAAAGAAGGTATCCTTGGAGCATTTTCTGTTGGTTTCCGAGTCAAGGATGCTGATTACCTATCGGAAACTGACGGACTAAAGATAAAGGACGCTGAATTGTTTGAAGTATCGGTTGTATCCGTTCCTTGCAATCAAGAGGCTACTTTCTCACTAGCGAAATCTTTTGACTCCATGGCTGAGTACGAAGAATTCAAGAAAACTTTCACAAATCGTGTAGATCTAGCCGGTCAGACTCTGGCTAAAGACGAAGTTAATACTTCTAGCGTAGCTAGTGATACACCGGACGGAACCGAAAAGGTTCAAAAGGAGATCCAAATGTCTGAAGTTAATACTCCAGAAATCGACTTGGAAGCATTTGCTAAGAAAGTAGCAGAAGAAACTGCTGCAAAGATTGCAATGAAGCAAGCCGAACAAAAAGCTACGGATGAAGCCGCAGCACAACAAGCTATTGAACAAGCTCAAGCAGAAGCAGAAACGAAAGCTCAACAGCAGCAAGAAGTTAAAACTGCAATCGCAACTGGTATCGAATCAGGTACTGAGCGTTTGCTGGCTGATGTTCAAGAAGATCTTAATAAGCGTAACGCCGATATGGAAGAAACGCTTAATAAGTATAAGTCAGAGCTAGACGAAAAAGCGCAGGAAATTGCAGCTATGCGTGAATCTAAGCGTGTATTCGCTGATCGTTCTGAAAAGTCTGACATCAGTAAGTGGGGCCAAGATTTCTTGAATGCTCACATGCTGGGTGTTATGACTCAGAAAGGTTGGAATACTGACTTTGCTCGTGATATTCAAGAAAAAGCAGGTATCGACTATGCTACTAACGCAGGTGACATTGATCAGGAAGTTTCTTCTTTGATTGAAAAGGAAATTATGAACGAATTGAAAGTCGCTCGTATGTTCCGTGAAGTTCCTGTAAATGGCAAGTCTACAGTTCTTCCTATCCAGGTAGATGTTGATCCAGCCGCTTGGGCAACTGCCGCTGCTGGTGGTAACTTGGAAAATCGTGGCGCAACAAACGCTACCTACCAGCCTAAGCAAGTTATCTTGAACGCCTATCGCTTGATCTCAAGCACGTTCATGGATAACGAAGTTGACGAGCAAGTACTTGTTAACTTGATGCCTATGTTGGTTGAAAGTGTTGCTCGTGCACATGGCCGTGCAGTAGAAGCCGCTATCCTTAAGGGTAACGGTACTATTTCTGGCCTTGATGGACACGCAGCAGCAGCAACTGCTAAGCACGACATCGATGGTGCTTCACTAGGTGCAGGCAACTTCTCTACCATGACTGGTGCTACCCTCTTGGGTGCACGTAAGGAAATGGGCAAGTATGGCTTGAATCCTTCTGATGTTACTTTTATTGTAAGCCCAAATATGTACTATGATTTGTTGAGTGACTCTGCTTTCCAGAGCCTTGATGAAGTAGGTACTGAGCTTGCTATCAAAGTAACTGGTACTGTTGGAGCCGTGTTCGGTTCTCCAGTAGTTGTTTCTGAAGAGTTCGCCGCAGAAGCTAATGCCGCAGCAGTCGCATTCGCAGTATATGCACGTAACTACGTGATTCCACGACTCCGCGGTGTAACCGTTGAGCAGGATTACGAAGTAATGAATCAGCGTCGTGTACTCGTTGCTACCCAGTCTCTGGGCTTCAATGAAATCGTCGCAGGTGCAAGCGGTGATCAGCCCGTAATCAAGATTGATTCAGTAGCTTAATAATAGCTAGCAACTGAGGGGGAGGGCAACCTCCCCCAAAGTTTTTACTAATATACTTATGGCAGATTTAATTACATTAGCGCAGTATAAAGAGGCAGAAGGCATGTCTAATCCTAAGGATGATTTGCGCATTCAAACTCTTATTCCTTCTATAAGTGAATTAGTAAAAACTTATTGTGGCAACTCTTTTGTTGATTTTTTCTCTAGTAATAAAGTAGAAGAATTTTCAATTAATTGGGGTACTCATATCGTACAGCTTACAGAAAGTCCTGTAAATGCAATTGTTTCTGTTGAAACAAGAAGCTCTGTAGGGGCTAGTTATACCACTCTTGCAAGCGCAGATTACTATTTAGATTCAGGCACAGATAGTGTCTTGTATGTTTCAGGCAGCGGTTATAAGAACTGGCCCAAAGGTGCTGGCTCTGTAAAAGTAACCTATACTGCAGGTTATTCTGCTTTACCTACAGACCTTAAACTTGCAGTAATTGATTTAATTACATATTATTTTAAGAGAGAACATAGAGAAAGAAAAACTCTAGGAGGAGCATCTATACAAAATTCTGCTACTACTAGTGTTGCAGGAAACGTGGGCTTTCCAGACCATATAAAAAGAGTTTTAGACTTATATAAAAACTTCTAATGAGTAAGTCTTCTATAAGAAAAAATATATCGAATCAGTTATTAAAGAAACTGAGTGCAGAAGAGAATACAAGAGTAAGAAAGTCTTTGCAGAGATCTGGACGTCCTCAGGTATTATTCCTAGAGGATCTTAGCTTCGTTAATGACTCAATAAAAGAATTAAATAAACGACACGGAGAAAGATTAGGTAAGTTAAATACTATTAGACCAACTAAGTCTATGTTAACTTATGCTCGATCTCAGGCCAAAGTATTACAAGATAAGTTTATTTCAAATAATTATTTTCATACAAAAGGGCCCCAAACAATTGAAAACACTCTTGCGGGACGTACCATAAAAGAACGTGACCCAAGAACTTTTAAATTAATTTTAGAAGGCAAAGCTTTTGTTGTTCCTTCTTTCGGCTCGCTCTCTAGGCTTAAACGAAAAATTATCGAGCACGTAGTTGAAGGTACCGAAGATCAGCTAAAAAAGCTAAAATCTTCAGTGGATAGGGGACACGGAGCGGGACGAGGTTCCCCTGTTTCTAACCTTACGATACAACAAGGGTTACAACAAGCTAGCACTATTGCAGATGATCCTGAAACAGCACTCCAGATAGGGCAGGATCTAAGAAGCTATCTTAGCACAAAAGTAGAAGAAGGAGAGCTCGATGTCGGCGCTCTTACTGAAATAGATGCTGTATTATTAGAGTATGACTCTAATGTCACAAAGACAAAAGGGGTATCCGCAAATTATATTCCTTACATTACTTATCAGAATAAGTATCAAAATAGAGGGGTAGATGCAGCTAGGGAGAAGCAGACCCTAAAGTTAGTAAGGCAGTATTTTGAAGAAATAGGAATACAGAAACTTATAGATGTCGAAGGCTCTAGTTCTATTAGAGACAAAACTTTTTCTGTGCTTGTAGAACCTATTGTTAGTGTAAAAATAAAAGACAAAAAAGTAAAGATAGATAAGAAAATAGATCCTAGAAAGGTTAAGCTAAAAACAGAAGGATCTACTAAAGAGCGCACGAAGAAGTCTTCAAATAAAGGTGGAGTAAAAAGACGTAAAAAGGCTTTAGCTACCTCTGCACCTTTACAGACTCGAGCTACACAAAGCTCTGCCTCTTTAGCAAATATTTTAGGGGTTCTTAATGCCAGGCTTCCTAATACGGTTTTATCAAATATGGGACCACCGGGGCTTGAGAATAGAACAGGAAGATTTGCAGCTAGCGTTAAGGCGACAGATGTTTCTTTAACAAAACAAGGCTTCCCTAGTGTAGGGTATACTTACAGAAAAGATCCATACCAAGTATATGAGAGCACAAGTGGTAGTAGATTTTCTGACTCAAATAGAGATCCTAGACCTCTTATTGACAAGTCTATTAGAGAGATAATGGCTCAATACTTTTTAGGAAGAATATATACTAGGAGACAATAATGGCAGCAAGAGATTATACCTCCAGGCGTTCTAATATTATAGAAGCTCTAGTAACTAAACTAAAGGATATTAATGGAGCAGGACAGTTTTTAGTAGACTTGGATGGAAATGTATTTCCTAGATTATTGTTCTGGGATGAAGTAGAAGATTTTCCTGCAGTTCACTTGAACGCCGGAAGTGAGACTCGTCAATATCAGGGTGGTGGCTACAAAGATAGATTCCTATCTGTGACCATTCGCTGTTATGTTAACGAAGAAGAGGCGCAGGAAGCATTGAATGCTTTAATGGAAGATGTAGAAACTGTTTTAGAAGAAAACTCAAATTTACAGTACTCCGATAAGCAGAATAACTTATTTAGAACACAACAAATTTCCGTAATCAGTATAGATACTGATGAGGGAGTGTTAGAACCGCTAGGCGTTGGAGAGATGCTAATAGAGGTTCGATATTAGAAAATACTGGCACGAACAAATGTTCACGTCCAAGTCTTTTCAAGATTCATAGGAGAAAACTATGGCACAGCAATTATATTTTAGCCGGGACTCGAAACTTTATATCGAGTTTGGAGGCTATATATGGGATGTACCTGTTCTAGATGGAT